CGGGGTGCTCGCCCCACCGCCGCCACCGCGCGCCGCGCTCACCAGCGCGCCCGCACCGAGAGCCGCGACGCCCACGGCTGCGAACGCCGCCGAGGCCGCGAAGTGACCCGGCGCGAGCGGTGCCGTGAGCACACCCGCCGCCGCCGCGATGCCCTCGGCCAACTCCATCGCGCTCTTCACGATGGCCTCTTGGCCGATCGCCGTCACGACTTCGCCCATCATGTTGAGCGCGCCCTCGCCGATGGACTCCTGCCCGCTCATCACGAGGTTGATGTGCTTGCCGAGCGCCTGCCCGAACGTGGTGATCGCGCCGTTGGCGACGTCCACCATCGCCGTCGTCGCGCTTGCCTGCCGTCGGTGCAGCCGCTCCCACTGCTCGGTGAAGCTCTCCTGTACGCGCAGGCGCTCCTCGGTCTGCGCGCGCTCGCGCTCCACCTGGGATTCAAGACCACGCTGCTGCGCCATCTCAGCCTGCGCCGCGGGGTCGCGCAGGTCGGCGAGGGCGGCTTCGGACGAGGTCCGCGCGTCGCGGCGCCCCTCGCGCGCCCGGGCACGCAAGGCGTCCAACGGGGACACGCGGTTGGCCTCGTCGGCCAGGACTTGTCGCGTGTCCCTCTCCTTGTCGGCCACCGCCGCGAGTTGCTCCGGCGTCATCTCGCCCGGCAGCGTCGGGAGCTCGGCGCGTGGGCCGCTGCGCTCGAACGCGCGACCCATGAGCTCCTCGATGGTCGGCGCGCGGCGCGCGTTGTCGTTCGCGGCCGCGGGCGTCGCCACCGCAGGCGCGGCCTCGGGCTCGGTCGGCTGGCCCGCACGGTCGCGCGGGTTCGCCGGGTTGAGCGCCTCCATGATTTGCCCCGAGAGGAACCGCAGGCGCGTCTCGAGCAGCTGCCGCCGATCCGCCGCAGCGTTGGGGTCTGCCCCGCGGCGCGCCGCGCGCAGGGCGTCGACCGCGCGCTCGGCGTCGTTCGCCCCGAGCCCCGTGGCGACGCTCTCGACGTTGCCCGAACTGAGCACGCCCGCGGCCGAGTTGCGCGCCCGCGCGAACCCGGTCAGCACGTCGCGCTCGTTGGTCGCGCGAAGCCCGTCGACCTCGGCGCGGATCGACGCGATGGTCCCCGCCACCTCGGTGAGCTGCTGCGCGCTGAGGCGGTTGAGGCTCAGTCCTTCGGCGGGGAGCAGGTCCGTGGACATGCCCTGCTCGCGCAGCACCTGCGCCACGTTCGCGCGGTTCTGCCGCACGTCCTCAAGGAGCCGCGTGCGCTCGCGCTCTTCGCTTTCGTTGCGCGCGGCGTTGGCGCGCCGCGCCGCCAGCTCCGTCAGGTCATCGCCGAGACGGCGGATGTCCGTCGAAAGGTTGTTGACGACGTTGTTGAGCCCGAGCCCCTGCGCCGCGAGCGACGCGAGCGCGGTGACCGCATCGCTTGCCCCGCTGGACATCGCGTCCATGCTCTCGCTCGCGGTGCGCAGCGCCGGGTCGGTGCCCTGCGCCGCCTCGCGCATCTGGCGCAGGGCGCTCTCGAAGGTCTGCGCGCGCGTCGCCCCCTGCTGCATCGAGATGCCGTACTTACGGAGCCCGCCCTCCTCGCCCTCGCGCAGCGCTTCGGTGAGCTCTTGCACCGCCTCTTCGGCGCTCTGCGTCACATCGCGGTGCTCGCGCGCGTGGCGGGCCACCGCCGCGAGCTCGTCGCCCGTCACACGCAGCCCGCTGTTCACCAGCGTCTGCTGCGCACGGTAGGCCGCGAGCGCGGTCACCGTGCCGCTGGTCGCCCGAGAGATCGAGTCGTATCCACCTGCCACGCCCGCCGCGGCGCGCGCGTTGAGGTCGCCCTGCGCGGCGAGGCGCCCGAAGGCCATGCCTGCAGCGACGGCAGCGGCGGCACCCCCGGCGATGCCTGTGGCAACCTCGGTCATCCCCTCCGCGAAACGGGACGCGCGCCCATGCGTCTCGCTGATCTGCGCGCGGAACTGCTCCCAGCTCGCACCCGTCCCGCCGACGCGCTCGCCTTCCGAGCGAGCGCGCCCGATCTCATTCGCGAGCCCGGCTACCTGGCGCTGGAACCCCGGATCAACCGACCCCTCGATCAGGATGCGTTCCGTCACGGCGCACCCCCGTGGCCGACCGGCACGTCCCGTCGCACCGCACCGCGCCCGCCCACGGGCCGCACCAGGGCGGCGCGCACGCGTCCGAGGGCGCCGGGCCGTCCACCACGTCGGCGTCGCCCCCCGTCTGCGCGCGGATCACGTCCGCGAGCGTCGCCGTCCCGGGCTCCCACCACCGCACCACCGGGAACCGCGCCCGCATCGCGCGCACGCCCCGAGGGCTCCAGCCGACTGCGAAGATGAGCACCCATGGACCCTACTCCCTTTCGCCCTTGCGCGCCTCGCGCTCCACCCGCTCGGCGCGGGTCATCACCGCCCGCGAGCTCTGCACCGCGAGGATCGCGTCCCGGTCCGCCGCCGTGATGTCCCGCCCGAGCGCCTCGTCCCACGGCAACGCCGTCCCGCCGTCGCCCGTGCTCGTGAGCGCCATCGCGTCGAACACCTCGCGCGTCCACCCGTCGGTCGAGTGGTAGACGCCGGCGAACGGGCACCCCTCGCACGGCGTGCCCGGCCCCACCGTGCGCCAGAAGCTCTCGCCCAGGAGCTTGAGGTGTGCGCTCGGTGGCTTCCCACCCTTGCACCCCCACGCCTCCCGCGCGCGCTCCGCGCCCCGCTCCTCGGCCGCGATGGCCTCGGGCGTGCGCGGGCTGGTCCTGAGCATCTCGGCGCGACGGCATCCGCACTCCCTCTCCGTCGCCTCGACGACGGCTACACGCCGCCCGAGAGCGACGGCAGCACGAAAGGGGCGAGGGCCCTCGGGTGCACCGTCGCCCGCTGCAGCGCGAGCGATCCGATCTCCTCGACGCCCTCACCGCCCACGAGCTCCATAAGGCGGTCGATGCCCTTCTCGGACAGGACCTCGCCCTCGACCGCGAGCTCCTCGGCAGAGCCCGTGACCTCGGTGCCCTCGAAGGCCCACGCGAGCATGACGCGGCGCGCGGCGTACTGCGCGGCCACGAGGCGCCGCTGCGGCTCCGACGGGAACGACAGCGCGGCGGCGCGCAGCTTGGCCGACAGCGGCCGGATCTGCACGAGCACGGGCTGTTGCGCCTCGACGAACTTGACCCGCGCGAGGTCCGCGAGGGTGCGGCTCTTGACGTAGGCCTGCACCGCCTCGCGCTCGGGCGTGCCCGGCGCGGTGAGGGCGATGGCCGGGTCGCTCACGGACGCGACCCACAGGGGGTGTGAGGGGTTCGCCATGATCAGCCCCACGCCACGATCACGTTGGACGCCGCGAGGTCGGTGGTCCCGAGCGTGCTGCGCTGCGCCGTGAGCACCGCGCGGCAGAACGCCAGCTCCCCGTCGACCTGCACCGTCGGCGGCACCGCGGGCACCGCGTTGGGCACGTGCACGAGGAAGGCCCGGCCGCTCGTGCCCGTGCCCGAGAAGCCGAACAGCACGAGGTGCCGCGAGCTCATGTTCGCGAACGCGGTGACCTCGGCGGTCCCACCGCGCAGCGTGATCTCGACCTGCACCTGCTGCTGCGGGCTCGCAACCTCCTTGCGCGCAGCGAGCGAGGACACCCCGCCCGCGCCGGGAATGTCCTGCCACTGCCGCGGCACCGTGAGCCTGACGCTGGTGATCAGCGACGCGCTCGGCAGGGTGCCCAGGCTCGACGCGAGCCACAGCCCGCCGTTGCCGCTCGACACGTCCAGGGCGAAGGGCGCGGCCATGTCGTCGGACACCGCCGTCTCGGAGAGCGACAGGTCGCCGAAGCCGTCGTGATCCGCGCTCGTGCCGTTGAGCGCGAGCATCGGCACGCCGCCGATGGCGAGCGTGAGCTCCGGCGAGAACACGCACCCGCGGCCACGGCTCTGCGCCTCGTTGCTCCCCGCCTCGATGGGCGCGTGGTCCACGGTGAACGTCTGCGTGTCGTCCTCGGCGAGGAAGTAGTTGTACAGGTTGCGGATCACCTCGCCCGCCTGCGGCGTGCCCGGCAGCGGCGGCTGCACGCTCACCACGTCGGTCGCGATGGCCGTCACCTGGTGCAGCGACAGCGCGCCCGACGTGGCCTCGTAGAGCAGCCACTGCCCGACCGCGAACCGCGTGCCGTGCCCCGTGGTCACCGTCACGTCGGCGCTCGACACGCTCACCACCGCGGACCCCGCCGCCGGCGTGAGCTCGCCGCCCATCGCCGCGCGCCACAGGAGCTGGTGCGAGAGCGCCGAGGCGTTCGAGAACACCACCGGCGTCGCAGCCGCGTTGAGCCGCGTCGAGGGCGGCTTCACGTCCACCGCGAGCGCCACCGGCGAGCCCGACTTCATCCCCTTGACCGGCGTCTGGTACGCGCGGCGCGAGGTGAGCGAGTCCTGTCGCGCGATCATCTGCTGCGTCTTGCCCGCGAGCGGCCACGGCGGGTCCGCGCGGTTGAGCAGCGCCTTCATGTTGCTCGACGTGGTGCCGAAGGTCGACTCCGCGCCGATCCGCACGATGCCGTTGTGCTTGTTGATGTCCGACCAGGTCATCGCATTTCCCTCACTTCACCCGCACCACGCGGAACCGCGAATCTTTGAGCCACGACGCGAGCTGACCGCTCGCCTTCATCTTGTTCGTCGACAGCCCGAGCTTGCGCTTGCGCTCGGTCCACTTCGCCGTGTTCGCCGGGATCTGCCCCTCGATGTCGGCGCCGCTGTGCAGGGCGCGCGCGAGGAAGGTCTCTTTGATGAACGGCGCCAGCGCGAACATCACGTTCTGCGGTTGCGGGATCGCCTTGCCCTGGAACCGCCCGAGCGCGTACCGGAGCGCGCGCTCCTTGAGTTGCGCGTCGAGCTTCGTGAGCGTGCGGCCACGCGCCTCGAGGTACTGCAGCACCTCCGCGTTCGTCGGCTGCGCGGGCGCCGGTCCCTTGCGCGGGCGCAGCGTGGGGTACGCCTTGCGCGCCGTCGCGGGGCCATCGAAGGCAATCGCCCACGTCTGACCCATCTTCGACACGACGTCGCGGAGCTGCAGCTCCAGGAGCTTCAACGCGCTGACGTTGCTCTTGACCTTGATGGCGCTCATGAGATGGACACCTCCACGTCGAAGAACACCGTAGCCAGCGCGCGGTTGAGGTCCGCGATCCGCTCGAAGCTCGTCGCCCCCGACCTGCGTGCGCTCACCCACGCGGGCGACGCGCCGGCCCACGCCGTCGTCTGCGTCACCGCGGCCTCGATCGCGTCCATGTCGCTCTGCGCGTCGAGCGATGCGTCGTCGAACGAGCTCCGCACCGTCGCGCCCACGGCCATTTCGTCGCGGCCGAACGAGTAGCCGATGCGCACCATGAGGCGGCAGAGCTTGTAGCGCGGCGACATCGCGCGGTTGATGCCCGTCTCGCCCGTGCGGTAGTCGGTCGCCGGCATCCCCACCGACAGCCCGCGGTGGAAGTGCGCGCCGGGGAACTCCGGGTCGGTGATGTCGCCGTGCGCCTGCACGCCCTTGAGCGTGGACACCGCGCCCACCGCCAGGGCCTGCAGCTTCGTGGCAACGCCCGTGAGGTCAGCCACGCGCCCACCTGAAGCCCCGGCCGGTGCCCTTCACGTCGTCGATCGGCTGCGCGCGGTCCATCTCGCGCTCGAAGCTGTCGCGGAAAATCTTGGCCTGCTGCGCGTACTGGTCGCCCGTGCCGTCGCGCGCGATCTGCTGCAACGCCTCAAACAGCAACGCGACCGCGAGGTCCGTCTCCGCGCGCGTCACGCCCGCCGTGGATGTGACCATCGCCTCGGTGATGTCGCGCTGGCGCAGGATCTCCACGACCTGCGCGTGCGCCGCGGTGATCAGGGCGTCGTAGTTGGTGATCGCCGCGTCACCGCGCGCCACCGCCGCGGCGCTGTACGCCGTCAGGGCAGGCGCCGCGAGCACGGTGCGGGCGTTGATCGAGGCGGTCGTCGCCCACACCATCACGGCCTCCGCGGGGCGCGGGCGCGCGCGGTGGGCTCGGCGGGGGGCGTCGGGCCCGTGGGAGCGGAGGAGTCCTCCCACGGGCCGACGATGACGAGGGAAGGCCCGATGCACCCGATCATCCGCGTGGCCGCGGCCTCGGTGACGCCGTTCTGCGCCACGCCGTCGACGAACGACACCCCGTGCGGCGCAACGTGCCCGATGTGCCCGGTGCACGAGGGGAACGCGAGACGGAGCAGGGGGACGTCGTCGTGGCGGGCTTCGGAGACGGGCATCGGCAGTTCCTTCCCGGTGGCGCTGTCAGTTGGTGATCTCGTCGGCCATCGCGATGGCGAGGTCGGAGCGCACGGCGAGGCCCATGTAGCCCTTGACGCGCACCTTCTGGCTGTCGACCGACGACGAGGTGCCCAGGTTCAGCACCGTGATGCCGTTCTCCGACGCGATCAGCTCGTGCGCGAGCTCGTCGCCCATCGCGCTGTCGGCGTAGAAGCCGTGCACGCCCTCGTCGGCGTCGAGCGACGCGCAGAAGACCACCGCGCCGGTGCTCAGCGACCCCTTGGAGCGGTCGAGCGGGCAGTAGTCCGACACGAAGATCGGGAGCCCGTTGTAGCTCGGGACCACCACGGTCTCGCGCAGCGCCGGGATGTAGCTCTGCGAGATCTCCATCATGGTCACGCCGCCGAGGGCGCGGAGCAGCGCCATCACGCTGCGGCGCGTGCGGGAGTTCATGACGTAGGCCTTGCCGCGGCCGACCTTCACGAGGTCCGCGAGCTGGTCGAGCGTCGCGAGCGAGATCGCGTCGCCGTTGCTGCCCGAGGAGCTCACGGTCTGCCCGCTGGTGATGAGCCGCAGCAGGCCGTCGATCGGGGTCGTGCTCGAGGTCGGCGCGAAGGTGAACACCGTCGTGCCGTTCGTGGTGCGCGTGCCCGCGAAGGTCACGTTGACCCACTTGTCCTCGCTGGACGAGTAGACCTTGACCGCGGAGGAGTAGGTCACGGCGGTGCCGAACTCGGCATCGCCCGGGGCCTTGTACTGCACCGTCGTGCCCGAGTGCGTGTAGCGGATGAGCCCCGGCCCGAGCGCCGGGTCGTGCCCGGGGCCGACCACGATGGTCGCGCCGCTCGCGCCGGACGAACCGACTTCCACCACCGTGACGGTCCAGTTCGCGTTGCCGGAGATGACGTCGCTCCCGTAGCTCCGGCCGATGGCCTTGGACGCCTTGGAGATCGCCGTCGCCTTCGCATTGGCCATTCCGAACTGCGCGGCGTCGAGGGTGTTGAGCTCCTGGTCCACCACGAGCGAGCGGCAGAAGGCCGACACGCGCGAGAAGGTCAGCGCGTCGGTGACGGTGATCGTCGCGCCCGGCGAGGGCTTGGACACCGCGGGCAGCGCCTTCTCGCGGTTGAAGTCGAACGACTTCCCGCGCACGGGCACCATCGGCAGGTTCGCGACGAGCTGGTCCGACGTGACGATGTTCTCGATCACGCCCTGGATCAGCGGGTTGTTGGTGAGCTTCAGCAGTTCAACGAGAGAGATAGCCATGACGCGTGCTCCTGTGGGTTCGGGGCGGGACGCATGGCCCGCCGCGGATCAGCGGCCCTTGAGGCTTGCCGCGATCTTCTCGGTCGGGGTCATCCCGGCGAACGCGGCCCGACCACCCGCGCCACCGCTGCCGCCGTGGGCCGCACCGGCGCCGCCCACGGCCTTGAAAAACTTCGACAGCTTCGCGTCGACGAACCGCTGCCAGCCCGTCTCGATGGGCTCCACGTCGTCGCCCACGCGGATGGTCACGACCTCGCGACCGTCGGCCATCTCCACGGCCATCGCGCTCGAGACGAGCGACTCGATCTCCGGGGCGATCTCCGCGTTGAACAGCCGCGTCGCGACGGTGCCGATGCGCGACGCCGCGGCGTGCTGCACCATCAGCCCGTGCCGGCGCTGCATCTCGGCCTGCGCCTTCGCGCCGAGGTCCGCGATCTGCTTCTGGTAGCCCTCGCGCTCCGCGGCGAGCTTGCGCTCCTGCCGCTGCGTCGCCGTGAGCTTCTCCTCTTCGGCGCGCACGCGCTCGGCCTCGATCTCCGCAAGCCGCGCCTTGAGGCTCTCGGCCTCGGCGGCGGCAGGCTCCAGCATCGCGCGCGCCTTGCGCACCTCGCGGGCGATGATCGCGTTGACCTCGCTCTGCGTGAGGGTCTTCTCGGGCGCCGGGGGCGCCGCCTCTGCCTGGGTCTGCTGCTCAGTGGTCTCCACGAATCACGCTCCCGCCGCAGTCGTGTCCGCGGCCGTTGGCCCCGCGAGAGAAGGCACGAACTCGCCCGGCGCGGGTGCCGGGAGGTCGTTCACCGCCGCGGTCGTCGCGGCGTCGATGGTCTGGACTGCGGCAGTCGTCTCGTAGGCCGCACGCTCACGCTCCGCACGCGCCTCGAGCTGCGCCCGCAGCCGCGCCTCGGCATCCGGCGCGAGACGCGGGTAGAGCGCCCGGCCGATGTCGGCGCGCGCGAGCGCCACGAGCTCGGGCACGAGTTGGTCACCCTTCTCGATCACCGCCATGGCGCGGTCGGCACGCGTCTCGGCGTCGAGCGGGTCGAACCGCCGCGGGTAGGTGATCGTGGTCGCGGCCTGCCACGCCGAGGCGTCGGCGCCGTCCCACGCGGCGAGGATCGCCACCACCTCGCGCTCGAAGGCCTCGTGCTGCGACGCCGCCACGACGAGCAGCGCGGACATCTGCCGGAAGCGGTAGCCGCGCGACACGCCCGACTCCGGGGCGATGGCCTGCGCGGAGGGCCGCTCCTGATACGCCGCCTCGTAGATCCGCGTGGTCAGCGCGTCGACGCGCGAGCCGTAGTGGATCAGCACCGAGGGGTCGGGCGCGATGAATGACGGCGGGGCCGCGCCCAGCGGGTACGTCATGCCCGATTGCGTGCCGAGCTTCGTACCCTCGACGCGTGCCGTGTCGTCAGTCTGCACGCACAGGATCGAGAACGCGGTGTCCCTCTCGCCCTGGCGTTGCTCGCTCTGGACGTTGAACAGTTCGACCGCAGCGGCCACGCTCCCGCTCAGCACCGAGGGCGCGCAGAGCTCGCTCGGCGCCATCGACGGTACCCACCGCAGCACCGCCACCGGCACGCGGCCGAGGGCGTGCGGCACGTCGCCCGTGTCGGTCTCGAGCTCGTACTTCTCGCCCTTCTCGACGAGCGTGATGCGCCGCCAGGCCGCGCGCGTCCACAGCGTGTACGTCTCGCGCTCGATCTCCTCGCCCGTGAGCAGGTCGCGCTCGTGCGTCTCGGAGCGGAGCTTGAGCGCCACGACCTCGCCGCGCGCGTCGATCTGCCAGTCGGCCACCTCGCGCGGGTCAAGCCATCGAGCCGTCGTGCCCGGGTCGGTCGCCGGCCGGTCGCCCTCGGGGCGGTCGATGAGCGCCATCGCCCACCCGTGCCGCAGCGCCGCGTCTGAGCCCTGCGCCACCCACGCGTCGACCTTGCCGAGCCCCGCGTCGGGGTCGTCCCAGAACCGCCGCACGGCCTCGATGCTCGTGTCGCGCACCGGGGCATCCGACCAGAGCTGGCCGGTGTAGGACCGCAGCACCGGGGCAACGTGGTTGTCGTACGTGCTCGCGCGAACGCGGGCGGTGAAGTCGTCGGACGTCTCGCGTGGGAACTGCTGCAGGTACGTCTCGCCGTCGCCCACGCGCAGCAGCAGCGTCCCGCCCACCACGCCACCGGGGCCGTAGTCGTGCACGCGCAGGTCGCGCAGGCCCGCGAGGAACCCGCCCTGCCCGGTCACCGCGTCGTCGACCAGCTGCCAATGCTGCGCGCCGAGCGGCCCGTCGTGTGCGGGGTTCCGCTTGCGCAGCGCGGTGATGAGGTCGACCGGGGGCACGGCGGACATATCCTGTCACGGGTGGACGGGATATGTCAAAGCGTTGCGGGTGACGGGGTGCGGGCGAGGGGGTGCGCGCAGCCGACAGACCCGGGCGGGTCACCGCGAGAACTGCGTGACGCCCGACCCGGTGCCCGCGGTCCATGCGTAGGCCAGCGCATCGACGTCGTCGTCGTGGCGGTCGCTCACGCCCGTGAAGCGGCACACGGTGTCGAGGAACGCCCCGAGCCACGGCGCGCCCTGGCTGCTCGCAGGCACCCGCACGCGGCCCTCGTTCCACGCCGTTGCCACCGGCTGCGCCCTGACGAACTTGTCGCCCCTGGGTGCAACCTCCGACAGCCGCAGGCCCGGCTCGATGGACCGCAGCGCCCGCGCGATGCTCTTGCCGTCCCGGCTCGCTTCGATGTGCAGCGGGGCCATCCCGTGCTTGCGCTGCCAGGCGTGCAGCTCCCGCGCGACGTCGCCCGGCTCGCGCTGCAGCCGCAGCACGTCCACCACGTCCGCCCGCAGCGTCGTCCCTGCGCCGCGCATCGCGAGGGCCACCGCGACGGTCCAGTCGGCGCGGGTGGACTCGGTGCCCGCGGGGTCCACGGCGAGCACGATGCGCGCGCCCGCGAGGTCGGGCGTCGTGTAGCGCGTCGGCGTGCGGAACACCTCACCGCCCCGGGCCCGCGGGGCGCCCATGAACAGGGAGTGCCAGTCGTACTCGTTCGCCGCGCGTTTCTTCGCCAGCTCGGAGAGCGGCCACCTCGAGGGCCACAGCGGCGCGCCCGCATCGTCCACCGCGGGGAGGTTCACCACCTCCCACTGCGCCGCGTCGCCCATCTCCCCGCGCGCGAGGCGCCCGATCAGGTCGTCCTCGTGCCAGCGCGTGTGCACCACGATGCAGCTCCCGCCCGGCTCGATGCGCGTCCACAGCGTGCTGGTGAACCAATCCCACGTGCGCTGGCGGATCAGCGCCGACTCGGCCTCCTCGCGGTTCTTCACCGGGTCGTCCACCACCGCGAGGCGCACGCCCTGCCCGGTGAGCGGACCGCCGATGCCCGTGGCGAGCAGCCCGCCGCCCTCGGTGGTGCGCCACTCCGACAGGGTCGACCGCGCCGGGTGGAGCTTCACCCCCTGCGCCGTGGCGAAGTCCCGCGCCCGCAGGCTCTTGGACTCCGCGAAGCTCGACGCGTAGCTCACGTAGCCCAGGGCGTCGGCCGGCCGACGCGACAGCCACCACGCGAGCGCCGCGAGGACCATCTCGGTCTTGCCGTGCCGCGGCGGCACCGACACGCACGCGAACACCGCCTCGCCGGCGAACGCGCGCTCGAACAGGGACGCGACAGACGCGAGGTGTGCCGGGCGCTCGTACCCGCGCGACAGGCGCGGCACGAAATCGAGCAGGCCCGTCGGCTCCTCGCGCGCACGCGCCGCCTCGAGGAGCTCGTGCAGCTCCCGGCGCTCAGCCGCCGTCAGGTGATCCCACTCCGCCAGCAACGCGCTCGCGAGCTCGACGGAGTAGGGCAGCGGCTCGGTCACGGATCTCCTCTTCGGTGAGCGCCTCGGCAGAGCTCACGGCGATGGCCACGTTGCGCGGGCCCACCAGGCCCTGCACCTCCGCGCGGAGCTTGAGCAGGCGGGCGCAGTCGCCGTGCTTGCCGTCGTCCAGGGCGGCGATGTGCGCGGCGTCGATCTTGGCGAGCATCTCCTCGCGGGCACGCGGGCGCTCCTCCGCTGCCTCCGCGGCCCACTGGTCGCGCACGCGGCCGATGTCCTCCTCGACCACGCGCTCGGACACGCCGAACTCCTCGGCGATCTTCGCGACGACGGCGCCCGGGCGGTGCCCCTGGCACAGCAGCAGCGCCACCTTGTCGCGGCGCAGCCGGGTGTGCGTCGGAGGCGGCACGTTTGACCCGGCTGCGCCACCTCGGCGGGTCGTCGTCCCGGTCGGGAGCGGGGTCACGTTGCTGCGCGGCTTCGGCATCAGGTCGTCCGAGGGTTACCGGTGACAGCCTATGTCACTCACGCCGCGCCGTCCAGGGCGCCGCGTAGGGGCCGTGCGGCGAGGGGGCGCGGACGTGGCCCGCCGTTGCGCCAGGACGCCGTCCAGGGCGCGCGCAGGGCACGGGGTGGGCGTCGGGGCGTGCGAGGGGAGGGAGGGCGCGGGAGGGGGTCACAGGGACGGCCCGCAGAGGGCGGGTGTAACAGCCCTCCGGCGTGCGCAGGGGTGCGCAGGAGTAGGCACCGAACCTACACGCGCACACGTTGCGGCACACCCTGCGACCGCGCTTACTCCGCGTTCCGTTACGCGCGAACGGCAGAGCTTGAACGAAAACGCCTGTAGTTACAGTGTTACACCCTGTTACAGTATATGTATGTAGAGTGTA